TCGGGCCGTCGATTTTGTTTTCGGGGCGTTCTTTGGTGGGGCTCATCAGCTCGTTGAACTTGCTGACTTTCACCACCAGGTTGGAGACCATCCACGACATGACGGGGTTGCCGTCGTGCACCAGTTTCTTTTCCAGCACCAGGTTCTCCACCTGGATCAATGCGGGCGTGAAGAACATGGCCCGCTGGGTGATTTCCACCAGCGGCAGGCCTTCTTCGATCAGCTTGCCGGCGAAGTACATTGACAGCGCTGGGTCAAAGGCGATCTCTTGCACGTCAAACGTGCTGCACAGGCTGCGCAGGTCTTCGGCCACCACGTCAAAGTCGGTCAGGTCGCCATCGGTCACCTGCACGTAGTCTTGACGGGCCCAGCCGGTCAGGTGCGCGTTGCCGCTTTCTTGAATGGCCAGCTCGTTCAGGTACAGCTTGGTGCACACGTGCCACTTGCGAACCGGCTCATAAACACCATCGGGCCCGGCTTCCAAAACGTCATGCTCAAAGACCAGCGACAGCGCCGCAAAGTCTTTCTTTTGTGCCAGATCCAGCCCGATGTAGGCCTTGGCCCCGGCAAAGCTGGCCAGGTCGCGCAAGCGCACATCGGCACAGCGCTCCCACGATCTCATGTCCATCCAGGCGCTCTCGCCGGACACCCAGACGTTCAGGCGCTTGGTCAAAAAGTTGTTCAGGGCAGAGGGCATGGCCTCGGCCTTGCGACTGGCGCTGGCCATGTCGTCCATCAGCACCGACTTGCCCCAGTTCGGGTTGGCCTTGGCCCAGTTGGCCGGGTCGTGCGGGTCGTCGTTGTCGTCCAGCGTGTACACGATGCCGAACATGGTCGGGTCATCGATCACGTTGTCCAGAATCTTGGTCACATGCGTGCGGCGCTCGTAGCAAATGCCGCTGCGGTCGGTGCCTGCGGTGGTGATGTTCCAGAGCAGCGACTGCTCACGCGCACCCCGGGCGGTGTCGATCACGTCGTACACGGCGCGGGTCTTGTGCGCGTGCAGCTCATCGATGACGGCAAAGTGGACATTCAATCCGTCCAACGTCGAGCCTTCAGCCGACAGGGGCAGAAACTTGCTGGCCCGGTGCGCCACCGTGATGCTGTGCTGCATGATGGCCACGCCCAGGTAGGTGCGCAGGTCAGGCGTGCGCTCAGCCATGGCGCGGGCATCGTCAAACACGATGCGGGCTTGGTCCTTGGTGGTGGCCGCGCTGTAAACCTCAGCCCCGTGCTCACCGTCAGCCGACAACATGAACAGCGCCAGGCCGCTCGACAGCGTTGACTTGGCGTTTTTGCGAGGCACTTCCACGTACCCCTCTTTGAACCGGCGCAGCCCCGTTTCGTGGTGCACCCAGCCAAAAACGGTGGTGATGATGAGGCACTGCCACGGCTCCAGCTCGATCAGGCGGCGCTCTCGCGCCCATTTGCCTTTGATGTGGGGCAGCAGCTCGATGAACTCGCACGGCCGTGAGGCCAGTTCGTCATCAAAAACCCACGGCCAGCCGTCCGACCGTTCGCGTGCCAGGTCGTCCAGCTGCCGCTGGCAAGCCAATCGCGTCCACTTGCACGCCACGATCTCGCCCGCCACCACGCCCTGGGCATATCCCAGCGCGGCCTCGGTGAACTTGGTCATCGAACGACGGAGAATTTCTGAAAGCCGCTGGCTTGTTGCGGCTGTTCAAAGCCGGGCAGCGACATGGTGGGGTCCACATAATTCGATGCCTGGACCCGCGCACGCGCTGCAGGGCTCAGGCCAAAGTGCATCAGGTAGCGGTTGACCTCGGCGCGGTGCTTGCTCAGCAGCTGCACCATCACACTTTGCTGCGCGTAGCCCGAGGGCGTCACCGCGTAGCTGGCCTTGTAAACCGCATCGACATAACTCACGTCCTCGCCTTCCAGGCGCGACACTTGGCCGTTGAAGGCCATCTCCAATTCGTGCAGCCGACCCGCTGCCTGGCAGTACATGGCCAGCGCCGTGCGGTCCAGCCCGGTGATCAGCCCCAGCTCTTCCAAGATCGGCGTGATCCGCTTCCACTCTTTTCGGGCTTCCTTGCCCAGATGGCGCGGCGCGTCCGGGATCTCCACCCGAGGGTTGACCCCAGCGGACAAATCAAGCGCACGTTTCCCCGCGTTGCCTTCGAGCAGCCTCAGTGCTGCAGGTTTAGGTTGCGGTCCTCGGAGTCCCATGGTCTTTCAGTTGGTTGGTTGTTCGTTTTCAGGCCCTGCCGGGGAGTACCCCCCCAAGCAAAACCTGCGCACACATTTTTTTGGGGAACCGGTCGGTTGCCGGTGGTATAGGCTAAGGTCTGCTTATGCCCCCTGGGGTGTTGGTCCTCAAAGCAACGCGGTGAACAGGCCCATCTGGCCTGCGCACGATTTGTCTGACTTTGCGCCGTTGCATTCTCTGCATGCACATTGAAGGTTGGTCCAGGTGTGCAAACCACCCTTGCTGATGGGCACCACATGGTCAAGCTCTGGTGCTCGCTTGTTGTATGTGCCTCTAAGCGTTTGTGGTGTTGAAACGCCGCAGATCTGGCACCTCCATCCATCACGCTCGAGAACCTTGATGGGGTCAATGGACCTTGCTTCTTTGCAGCCGCGCTCAACGGCATTTCGCCTGCTCTTGGCCGCCCTTTGGCGCGCCTTATAACTGTCGGTCTTCTTGGTGCAGCTCTTTGAGCAATAGATGCTAGGCCTGCCAGCCATGTACCCAACAGCCTTGCCGCAGATCAAGCAAGGCATTAAGGCCCTGTGTTTCTTGCGTGCAAGCGAGGCAATGGCTCTGGCCACATCTCTGATGGCTCTGGTTTGCTGGCCTATGCCAGGTTGACGCCGGTCAGCCAGCTTGCGAAGGAACTCAACCTCTCTGCATATCAGGTCGCACCGAGCAACCCTGCAAGACATGGAGCAGTATTTGTTGCAGTAGCCCTTTTGGGTGCTGGTAGATGACATGCCGCGCTTTGAAGCAACGCCACAATGCAAACAAGTGAAGGCCTGCTTGGCGTTGGCTTGCACCGCGTTGCGGTACTGATCCCTCGTCAATGGTGAACCATAGGTGCACCGAACGGAGCAATACTTCTTACCAGATCCAGCCCAGAACGTAACCCCGCATGTAACGCAGTCTCTGACGCCAGGTGGATTCTTTGGGGTGTAACGCCGCTTTGGAATACTGGGTTTGGCCAGCTTCCGGAACAGGTTGTCGTTGGACTTAATGCACGTCAGGCGCTTATAATTTATCTCAGCCATTTAGCCTCTGTTTCAGGTTGATTGGTCAGAGGCTCTGCGGGTGTGTCACCACCTTCAGGGCCTTGTTTTTTGCGGTCTACCTATTCAGAACCGGGACCGCATTTGGCCCCTGATTCGTTCCTTCAGGCTTTTGGCTTCGTGGCACGAGTGGCACAGGCCTTGTTCATTCGATTGATCGTCGGCACCACCTTCGGCCAGTGGCTTGATGTGGTCACGCTGGGTGGCCAGGGTGACTCGACCAGCCGCCTCGCACATGGCGCACAAAGGCGCACGGGCGAAGAGCTCAGCGCGCATGCGTTGCAGCTTGCGGCCAGTGGTGCGTTTGGTGGTGGTTGTCTTGGTGGCCCATGCTGGCTTGGGGTGCTTGGCGCACCGGCCTGATCCGTCTCGCACCAGCACACCACAGCCGGGGTGGGTGCAGGGTTTGGGGGCAGAGAGCATGGGCAGAAATAGAAAAGCCCGATCACGGGGCAGCATGATCGGGCTTGGACGGTTGCGCGTCGGGCTTTGACTTCAGCTGCATGACTGTTGCCAGAGCTTGCCTGAAATGTAGCAGATAGGTCTATGTCGTACAAGTCCCTATCGTGGTGGGCTCAGGATGGCCCAGCAAGGCCCATAGATGCACGCGTGTGCACCTGTTGGGCTTTGGCTTGGGTCTCCTGCCTTGCTGTAAACCAGGCGCTCAGGGCGTGGTCTGAGGCTTCCAGGTGCGCTTTGATGGTGGATTCGGCCTTGACCATGATCTTGGCGGTGCTCTTGATGTCGTGGCCTTGGATGTAGTAGTGCTGCAGGGTCTTGTGCAGGTGGGGGTGCGTGAAGCGCAGGGACTGGACGGCGGTGTCGGTCAGGCTGGCGTCACCATCGCTCAGGGCCTGCGAGCCCATGGCCCCGCTGCCCACACGCAAGAAGGCTGAGCGCTTGGGGTAGCCCAGCGATCCAGACTCACGCTCACGCGCCCAGCGTGCCCAGGCTTCGAGGCGTGCGCGGACCCAATCAATGCGCGCCATGTGCTGCCCCTTCCACTTGCTGGCGCACCAGCTGCTGCACCGCATGCTCAGGCCAGACGATGCAGTGCTGAACGCCCAGGGTGCACATGAGCTGGGCCACATCACGGGCGATCTCGGTCAGGGTGAAGGGTGTGCCCACAATGTGGCCGCGCTCGAAGGCGTAGAAGCTATTGGGCGTGCCCTTGATGCCTGCACGCACCAGGGCGTAAGTGGCGGGGCCAAGGGTTTCGGCTTTGGCCTTGATGGACTTGTAGGTCTCAGGCATGTGGGCCTTGATGGTGGCGATGACTGCCTCAACTTCTGCAGCCGATTTCATTGGGGTCTTGAAAGTGTCCATCTGTCCTCTTCTCCACTTATAAAGGTAATTAAATGAAATTGCGCGATGCGCGAGCGCGCGTGAGCGTGTGCGCCTGCCTGCACGCCTGCGCCTGCAGGTGTGTGTGCATGCACCCACCTGACCATGCAGCGGCGGAACCCCTTAAGTGGAGCCCTATGGCTGCTGCAGCCCCTCTATGC